CGAAAAACAATGGCAACAACGTCGTGTATCGCCGTTACATCCCCTACGGCGCTGCGGTCACCAACGCGAACACCATCAACCGCCCGTCCGTTACTGCGGCCGCCCATGTGTTGAGCGAAGGCAGCACGCCTACGCCCGACACGCTGGTCCCTCAGGACATCACGGCGACTCTGGCTCAGTACGGTGCCATCTACTCTTGGACCGACCAGACGGAAGACCTCTACGAGGACGACATCCCGGCTGAAGCCAAGAAGCAGTTGGGTGAGCGTATCGGTCTTGTTCGCGAGATGATCCGCTTCTCGGCGCTGTCCGCTGGCACCAACGTGTATTACGGTGGTACGGGCTCGTCGGTGGCGACCGTCAATGGCGAAGTCACCCTCACGCTGCTGCGCAAGATCAGCCGCAACCTGCAGGCCAACCACGCCAAGCGCGTGACCTCGATTCTGGCTCCTTCGGCGAACTTTGCCACGGCCCCTGTTGAGGCTTCGTATGTGGTGTTCTGCCACAGCGACATCGAGGCATCGATCCGCGATCTACCGGGCTTCAAGCACGTCAGTGAGTACGGTCAGCGCAAGCCGATGAACGAGAACGAGATTGGTTCGGTGGAGAACTTCCGCTTCATCACCTCGCCCGAGCTGGCTGCAACTGCCGATGCCGCGACCTCGATCACTGCCTCCACCTACGGCCTCACAACCACCGGTGGCACCAACCCTGACGTCTACAAGATGATCATCACTGGCGAAGACGCTTGGGGCGATGTGAGTCTGCGCGGGTCCAACTCGATGGACGTCAAGATTCACCCGGCCGGCGCTGCTGACAAGAACGACCTGCTCGGTCAGCGTGGCTACGCGGGCTGCAAGTTCTACATGACCATGGTCCTGTTGAATCAAGGATGGTTTGCGGTCGCGAACGTGGGTTCCAAGGCACTGTAATTCACTAGGGGCGGGCTTCGGTTCGCCCCACTGATCAAGGAGATCACCATGGCAATAGTTTCAGTATCACAACAATTGTCGAGTCTGGCCGCCATCAAGGACGAGCGCTTTCACCGAACCTCTTCGGCCGCGATCGTGGATGCCATCCAGAACCTCGCCACCAAGCTCGACACCCTCACAGCAAAAATGAACGCAGATGCTGGAATAACGGACGCAAATTACGCCACAGACTTCGCTTCCACCACTGCAGCAATCGTCACTGATTAAGGAGAAACATCATGGCAATCAACACAACGTATACCCAAACGGCGACCAATGATGTCGTCCCTATGTCGTTCTGTGAGGGCAAGGTCGTCTATGACGCCACTGCCATCACCGCGACTGACTACACCAAGATCACGGTTGGCTTCAAGCCGAAGTACATCCGCTGGGTCAACTTGACCGATCGTGTCGAGGTGGAGTGGTTCGAGGGCATGACCGCTTCTCAGTTGCTCAAAACCGCAGCCGGTGGCACCCGCACCCTCGACACCACCGCCAGCGCGATGGTGGTTGATGGGCAGAGCTTCTCGCTGTTGCAGGACGCAACACTGGCCGCGATTCTGGCGTCCAAGACTTGCTACTACATCGTCAAGGGTTGATTTAACTCAGCACCACCCACAAGGGGCCTTCGGGCCCCTTTTTCATTCTAAGGAGCAGTGATGGCAAAAGGTTTGGACCTCAGTGGCATTGAATTACCGACGAAGCAGACGATTCTGCCGAATAGCGGGGGACTCGATACTGCAAAGGCAAGCGCAGAACTCTTGGGCATTGACGTGATCAGTAAGCCGATGGCGCAAGACGAGATGGCAGAGCTTGCCTTCATGGAAGAAAAACTGGAAGTCATGCTGCACGAAGCGACGGACCCGAACGCGGAGAACCCGGTTCATGTGGCCGTCAATGGCGTCAACCAGTTCTTCATGCGCGGCGTACCGCAAGTCGTTCGGCGCAAGTATGTCGGCGTTCTGGCCGGCGCGAAGCGGGGCAATATCACCACGCCTGAGATCACCCAGAATGGCGAGCGCACGGCGGCAATCCGCAAGACGCAGGCGCTGGCGTATCCGTTCAGTGTGATCCGTGACGATAACCCGCGTGGAGCCTCATGGCTGCGCGGCCTGCTGGCGGGCTAAGCGATGAGCACGTTCCTGCAACTCGCCCAACGACTGGCACGCGAGGTCGGTGTCGCTGGCACCGGTCCAGCCACCGTCGTCAGTCAGACAGGCGAGGCAGGGCGTCTCGTTAACTGGATCATCTCCGCGTGGGATGACATCCAGATGGCGCGCACCAACTGGTACTGGATGCGGGGTGACTTCACCCTGCCTCTGGTGATCAGTCAGCGCGCCTACACCTCGACCGATGCAGGCATCTCGACACGCTTCGGCATGTGGGACACGAACAGCCTGCGGATCAAGAAGGTGAGCGCGGATGACGAGGTGCCAATCGACTTCGCTCCCTACGAGGACTTTCGCGACCGCTACCTGATCGGCCCGCAGACGGTTGATAAGCCGCAAACGTACTCGATCGACCCGCAACTCCGGTTGATCTTCGGGCCACTGCCTGACTACGCCTACACGATCACGGGCGAGTATTACAAGGCGAACCAGACATTGTCCGTCGATGCGGATCTTCCCGAGATGCCGGCTCAGTTCCATCTCGCGATTGTCTATCGGGCCATGATGATGTACGCCCGCTACAACTCGGCACCGGAGATTTACGACGACGCGCAAACGAACTACATGCGCATCGTCAATCGTCTGGAGATGAACCAGATGCCTGACGCGGTCGCAAGCGAGCCTCTGGTATGAGATTCTCCCCCGTCCAACTCGACTACTTCAAGCTGGAAGGAGGGTTGGATCTTGTCACACCACCGTTCTCGATCGCGCCGGGCTTCTGCCGGGAGGCACAGAACTATGAGATTGGCGTCAATGGTGGCTACAAGCGCTGCGACGGCTACTCACGATTTGATGGACAACCGGCTCCCAATGATGCGGTCTACTACGTCATACCGGCGACGATCACGGGGACTATTGCCGTAGGAGATACGGTCACTGGTCTGGTGTCTGGCGCGACAGGGGAAGTGATCGCCGTCGAGGCAGCCGCGGTCATCATCACCAAGCTGACCAACACGTTCAACGGCTCAGAAGCCTTGCAGGTTTCGGCCGTGACGCAGGCCACGATGACCAACTCGCAAGTGATCAGTGGTGCCTCGACAAACGACCTTCACTGGCTGTACCTGAGCCTCGCGGCGGACGTCTATCGGGCCGACATCTTGGCCGTCCCCGGAAGCGGAAACATACTCGGAGTCTGGTACTACGACGGGACCGTCTATGCCTTCCGCAACAATGCGGGCGGTACGGAGTCGGTGATGTATAAGTCGAGCGGCTCTGGATGGACCCTCGTCACCACGGCAACCCTGAATCCGGGTGGGCGCTACCAGTTCGTCAATTACAACTTCGGCTCCGGCCTGATGATGTACGGCTGCGACGGAGCCAACAAGGCATTCCAGTTCGACGGGACGACCTACACCGAGCTGACGACCGGTATGGCGACGGACACCCCGGACCTCATCGCGGCGCACGTCAATCACCTGTTTCTCGCCTTCGACAATTCGCTGCAGCATTCGGCGATCGGTAACCCGGCCAGCTGGACACCTGTCCTTGGTGCGGGCGAACTGAACATCGGCGAGACGCTGACGAACCTGTTGCCGCAGCCCGGTGACGCAAACGGGGCTGCCATGGCGGTGTATGCGCGCAATGGCACCTTCATGCTCTACGGGACGTCGTCATCGAACTGGAAGCTGGTAACGGTAACACCCGATGCGGGAGCGTTTGCCTATACCGCGCAATACCTTGGGACGGGATTGGTCTTCGATGACCGCGGCGTGACCGCTCTTGAGACATCGCAAAAGTTCGGCAATTTTGAGTGGGCGTCGATGAGCAAGTTGATCCGCCCCTACGTCATCGAGAACAAAGCGCGCGTGATCGCCTCGGGCGTATCGAAGGACAAGAACCAGTATCGGGTTTTCTTCAACAACGGCCGAGCCCTGTACTACACCCTGCAGGGCGGCTTCATGCCGCTGCTGTTTCCCGACAGCCTGACCTGTTACACCTCTTCGGAGGATGCCGATGGTGACGAGGTGGCCTATGCCGGCGACTCGGCTGGGTACGTCTATCAGATGGATGTCGGCAACTCGTTTGACGGGGATGACATCGAGTCCTACGCGGCGCTGGTGTTCAACAACATCAAGTCGCCCAGAACGCTCAAGTTCTTCCGCAAGGCGGTGGTGGAAGTGTCTGGTGAGGGGGCGGCGAACTTTTGGCTCTCCGCCGATCTGGCCTATTCATCGACCGACATCGAGTCTGTCCCGCTGACGCAACTGACGGCTGATTTGTCGGCAGGGCAATGGGATACGGGTGTCTGGGATACCGGCTTTTGGGACGGTCGAATCTTGGCCCCCGCTGAGTTTGAACTGACAGGGACGGCAGAGAACATCGCCATCCGTGTTGCACAAATTTCTGACTATCAACCGCCGCTGACGTTCTACGGCATTTTGATGCACTACACGCCCCGGAGGCTATTGCGATGAGTAATGAATTCTTTAATGCCTCGAACGCCCCAGCCACAGGCTCGTCACTTTCGTCCGCCACGCAGCGCGCCGAGTTCGCCGCGATCGAAGACGGGTTCGACAAGCTCCCGACGATGGCAAGTAACGGCAATGAGGTGGTCACGATCAACTCCGGCGCGACAGGGATGACCTCGACGCCCGCGGCTACGCTGCTGTCGGCCACGACAACGGCCGCCACCACCAAGGCGACACCAGTGGATGCGGATGAGTTGCCGCTGTCCGACAGCGCCGCTTCGTACGCGCTCAAGAAGCTCACATGGGCCAACTTGAAGGCGACACTGAAGACCTACTTCGATGCCGTCACGACGACGCTGACCAACAAGACGCTGACGTCTCCGACGATCAACGGCGGAACGATTACAGGCATTACGGATATCACCGTCGAAGACGGCGGCACCGGGCGCTCTACAGGCACGACGGCCTACGCGCTTGTCGCCACAGGCACGACGGCTAC